TATACCAAACGAGCAAGGATTCTCAGGAAATGACGGACAAGCAGGTGCTGCAGCAAATCAAGCCGCTAGTGAACAACCTCAAGCTACTGAACAGCTTCAATGATTACATTGATTTACAGATAAGTAAGCAACATAAGATACTAGAACAAGCTAGTGATACAACTACTCTACATAGGTCTCAAGGAGCAATAGCTACTTTGAATAAATTAAAACATTTAAGGGATGAAGTAAATGGCATTAAATAAACAAATGGAAATGTTTGAAGATGGTGGACTCAAAGATGAGGGTGGCACAATAGACCCTGTATCAGGTAATGATGTACCTCCGGGTTCTACACAAGAAGAAGTAAGAGATGACATACCTGCACAGTTAAGTGAAGGAGAGTTTGTGTTTCCTGCTGACGTAGTGAGATTTATAGGTCTTGAGAAGCTAATGATGATGAGACAAGAAGCCAAAGCAGGACTCAAACGTATGGAAGATATGGGTCAGATGGGCAATGCTGATGAAGCCACTATGCCTGATGATATGCCTTTTGATATAAATGATATTGACACGGAAGACGAAAGAGAGTATAATAAAGGTGGAGTAGTTGAAGCTGCCACAGGCACATTTGTAAATCAGGGAACAGGTGTTACATCTGTACCATCACAATTTGCAGGAATGAACTTACCATCTTCAGGAACAAATACTGTTCCTACATATACAGTTCCAACAATACCAACAAATGTAAGTGGTTATACACCTAAGTTTACAGCACAAACAGGGCAGACAAATCAAAATGTAGCACCAACATTTCAGACATTAATTGGTAAGACTCCGGGTCAGTATGACGAAATGCGTACTTATGTGAATGATGCAGGTCAAACTATGCAGATTCCATTTAAGAATGGTGAGCCTATATATCCTATACCTGAAGGGTACAAATTTCAAGACCCTGAAGCCATAAAAACGGATGACCCTACTACTACAGCACCTGTAACTAAAACAACTCGTGTAGTAGAAACGCAACAAGATGATGGGGGAGATGACCCAGATGATAAGTCTGTAGGTGGTGCTACTATGGATGTTGGAGGAAGAACATTTTCTATAGGTTATAACTTTGATGGTTCTATAACTTTGACAGACCCAAAAACTGGTGAATCTAAAAATTATGATAAGGATAATCAAATAACAAAGGATGCTAAAAATGTAACTTTTGGACAAATAGTTGATTTAGCCAAAATGACTCCTAGTGGTATTGCTGCTTCAATTATTGAGTCAGCGGCAGATAAGTTAAATTTAAAAGTTCCGGGCAGTACTAAAGTAGAAAAAATTAAAATAGATGCTAAAACTTCTAAAAGTCGTTTAGATAATACTTTTTCAGGTATAGGGGATGACCCAAGTACAGGTATGTCTATTGAGAATATGGAGACTATACAAAAGGGATTAGAGAGTGGTGTAGATACAAGTACCAAAACAGATATTAGTGACAAAGCTATGCAGGACAGGGCAAATAAACAGGCTGCCGAACAAAGAGCCATTGCTCAAGCAAAGGCGGCTAACGCAGCAAGAATTGCTGAGATAGAAGCTATTGCAGGTAGCAGGGCAACACAACCAGATACTAGTGGCATGGACAGTAGTTTTGGTGGTGGCAGTGACGATGGTGGATACACTGAAGGTCAAGATTTTGACTCAGATACAGGTTTTGGCAGTGATATATCTACAGCAGTAGGTGGTTTGATACCTAAGAAGAAAAAGAAAATTAAGAAGATGAAGCGAGGTGGATTAGCTTCACGTTAATAATCCACAATTAAAGGCTACTTATCCCCCAACAATAAATGGCTACGATAACCCCAAAGGAGAAGACAAATGGCTGAACAAGCACAAGAAATGGTAGTAGATGCCACACCTAAGAAAAAAGCATTTATGGAAAAACCTTCTACTCACGAAGAAAGAATTAAAAAAGACGAAGAAGAACTTAATCAATTAATTGAAGAAACAAAAACTAAATCAGAATCTGTTGAAGAAACAAAAGCAGAGGATGATGAAGAGCCTAAAACTGCTGAAGAAAAAACTTTTAAAAAACGATATGGAGATTTGAGAAGGCACTCTCAAGAAAAAGAAAAAAAGTTTCAACAGCAACTTGAAGAATTAAAGGAACAGTTAGGTAAGGCAACTAAAAAAGAAATGAAGTTGCCTAAGTCTGATGAAGACATAGAAGCATGGGCAACAGAGTACCCTGATGTAGCTAAGATTGTTGAAACTATCGCCATGAAAAAGGCAAGAGAACAATCAGCAGAGTTAGAAAGTAGAATACAAAAGATAGATGAAATGTCTATTGAAGCTAAAAAAGAAAAAGCTGAAGTAGAATTGATGAAGATTCATCCTGACTTTGGTGATATTAGAGATAGTGATGACTTTCACGATTGGGCAGATGAACAGCCAAAATGGGTACAGGATGCACTATATGAGAACGATAATGATGCAAAGTCAGCAGCAAGAGCTATTGACCTCTACAAAGCAGATAAAGGAATTGGCAAGTCAACTAAGAGCAAGAACGATAAAAGTGCTGCTAAAGAAGTTAATACGAAAAAGAATAGGTCTATTCCTGATGCTGAAGGAGCAACTAATAAAATTTTAGAGTCTGACGTACAAAAAATGTCTGCTGATGAATACGAGCAAAAAGCAGACACTATTATGGAAGCAATACGTTCAGGAAACTTTATATACGATTTATCTGGTTCAGCTAGATAAAATAGTTGACAAACAGTTATTTATATGTATAACTAATATCAACTAGAAGTGTGACCCCTCCACGTGGACAACTCACATATTACACTACACTTGAAAGCCTACCTAATTGTATGAGCCTACATTTGATTAGCTATCAAAACGTACAACCTCCAATACTATTAGCCGATGACGAGTAAATATAGCACATTTCGTGCATTAGTCTTATTTTCAAAATGGAGATGAAAATGGCATTTAAAACTGCAGCAGGTTACGGTAATCTGCCTAATGGTAATTTCTCCCCAGTTATTTACTCTAAGCAGGTTCAGTTAGCCTTTAGGAAAAACTCCGTTGTTGAATCAATTACAAACTCTGATTATTTCGGAGAGATTAGCAACATGGGTGATTCCGTTAAAATAATAAAGGAGCCAGAAATCACCGTTAAGGAATATGCTAGAGGTGCAAACGTGCAACCTCAAGACCTTGACGATGAGGACTTCACATTGACTATTGATAAAGCAAACTACTTTGCTTTTAAAATAGACGATATTGAAGAAGCTCACAGTCATGTAAACTTTTCTTCACTAGCAAGTGATAGAGCAGGTTACAGACTAAAAGACAACTATGACCAAGATGTTCTTGGTTACTTGTCAGGATTTGCACAGGCATCTAATAATGCTGTAGCAAGTTCAGCTAACTCAACAGTTAATGGAACTAAGGCAGTATCAACTGCTGGTTCAGACGAATTGTTGACAAGCATGAAGCTAAGAAAAGATAGCTTTGGTAACATCACTACTTCTAGTGCTGGTGACCACTCTATCCCAATAGCTCCAAGACTAGGTGGTGCAACTGCACAAGCAACTGCTACAGCTACTCCTTTACAGGTTATAGCTAGAATGGGCAGATTGTTAGATACACAGTTTGTAGACACTGATGGTAGATGGCTTGTTTTACATCCAACATTTATTGAAGTACTAAAAGATGAAGATTCACGTCTTCTAAATGGTGACTTCGGTGAATCAGGTGGATTGAGAGCAGGTTTATCTGTTGGAAAGATACATGGCTTTGACGTGTATATGTCTAATAACTTACCTTCAGTTGGTACAGGTCCGGGAACATCTGGAACTGCTAACCAAAACTCAAACTATGGTGTTATCGTTGCAGGACATAGTTCAGCAGTAGCTACTGCCGAGCAAATCAATAAGACAGAGACTTATAGAGACCCTGATTCTTTTGCTGATATTGTTCGTGGTATGCATTTGTATGGTAGAAAGATTCTTCGACCTGAAGCAATCGTTACTGCCAAGTATAACGTAGGATAAGGGAGATATAAATGGCAACTTATGATTTAACCTCTAAAGATACCACAGGTGTATCTTCCGACTCTATTGTGGCTATGCCATCAGCTAAAAATACTCACGTAATGAGAAATATTGAGGCTTACCTTGATATTGATGCGTTAGTAGCAGCAGGTGGAAGTTTTGCAGACGGAGACATCTTTCAGGTGTTAGAAATCCCTGCAAATACTTTAGTCATAAATGCAGGTGCAGAAGTGATGAAAGCTTTCACAGGCAGTTGTACTCTTGATATGGACTTCGCAGCAGGTGATGACATTATTGATGGTGCTGATATTACATCTACAGGCTTTTGTGCCGCAGGTAGTAACGGTCAGACTAACACTATTGTCGGAAGTGGAGCTTCAACTTATACTCAATTCGTAACTACTACAGATACGATTGATGCTAAGATTGCAGGTGCCGCTCCAGCTACAGGAAGACTTAGAATGTATGCCACTGTTATTGATTTAGCAGGTCATGGTTTAGATGATAAGCCTGATGAAGTTGATAGAGACCAATTAGCTTAAACTTTTTCTAGGGGAGCAGGGCAACTTGCTCTCCTACACTTTATAGGAATTATTATGGCAGAAACTTACCTAACACTAACAAATAAAGTAATAGCAAGGTTGAATGAGGTTGCATTAACTTCTTCAACTTTTTCTAGTGCTAGGGGTATACAAGTTCAATGTCAAAACGCAGTTAATGAATCTATACGTTTCATTAATCAGAGAGAATTTAATTATCCATTTAACCATGCAACAGAAACTAAAACACTTACAGCAGGTGTGGTTAGATATAGTTTACCAACATCTACTAAGACAGTAGATTATAATACATTTAGAATAGTCAAAGATAGTGATTTAGGTAATGGTGGATATAAACTAGTATTACTTGATTACAATGATTATATAAATAGAGTTATAAATCAAGAAGATGAAATAAATACTACAACTACTAGTACAACTCATACAGATAGTGTAACAACTATAACTGTTTCAAGTACTACAGGATTTGATAGTGCAGGTACAATAGTAATAGGTAATGAAACAATTACATACACAGGCACAACAAGTACAACATTTACAGGATGTACTAGAGGTGCATCAAGTACAACAGCAGCTTCAAGTGCTAGTGGTGTAACAGTAGCACAGTTTGACAAAGGTGGTATTCCTGAATATGTAGTAAGAACACCTGATAATAA